AAAGAATAAAGGTATAAATTCCCATGTCGACATTTCTCAGAGCCGGGCTGTATCAAAACTTGAGCAACAACTACGAACATAAGTTCAGTGGAGGACGCTTTTCTATTTTGAATAGCTCTACTATCAACGTAGCTGCTGGTGGTAGCAACTACTTTGCTGATCTTAAATCACTGGAGTCTTTTCAGTTTGCTGGAAAGAAGAAGGAACTTGAGATTAAATATGGTCATTCTGAGTACGCTGGGATTAATAAGAAGTTTATTACTTCAGATGGTTTGTATGACACTGCTCTAGCAATGGTTGAGTTCTCCCGCACCTCTACTGAAAGACGTATGATTAAGGAGGATAGCTTGGCTTTGCTAAAGGCGCATACGCAGTGCGACAGTCATGAACTATTCATTTATAATATGCTTATCTCGTGGTTCAAAGCATATTTGTATGCTGGCCAGGATGTTAAAGACGGAATACTGCGTGTTAGTACTGATGCGTACGTCGATACCCATGCGATTGTCCATTTAGACCAAGAGGCAGTTGATCATACATATCAAATCAAGATGTGTGCACCATGCGATGTTGATCATGTGCTCGGCGAGAATTGGGAATACAGAACACCTCTGAATGCATGGGCATACCCGATGGTTGTCAAGTTCTCGGCAACTACGAAAGCACAGGAATATTTCTATTTGTCCCATCTGAGTGGCAGAACTAACGCTTCAGAACTTAATTTTGACTTCAATTTTGTCGGAATACGACGGGGTGATGTTGCATTGGAGCGTGTCGGCGGTGGTTTTACCATCTTCGATGACGAACCAGACATTGACTGGACGGCGCGTGATCTGATGTGGCAGTGGATCTTGGACTATGTGCATGTGAACAGACTTGAGCAACAGTTTGCTGCTACATTTGAGGCGATACTAGTTATGGGTGCACATCCTACTCACCATACGATGGAATCGACTGCGTGGCATGCAGCACCGCTCAAATTGGTCTTACCGGCGTTCTGTCCAACTAGAGCAAAGATAAGTCTCGCTCTGGAGGGGGAAGCATTCACTCCAGCCGCCAGCCCGCATGACTTCATGCTTACAGATGGTAGAGCCCCAACACAATGTGTGCTCTCCGCTGCGATAACTAACTACTACATGTGGTTGGGTATTTATGCTTTAGTTGAGAACCAAGCTCGGGCCGTAGTCGATTGGCATTACGCATTCTTGTGCAATGATGAAACTACTGATGTCTTAGCTTCACCGTATGCAAAAGCCGCAGCAGCTAGTTTCGTAACAGGACGCGAGTATACTACGATGATGTACGACGGATGTCATGCACGCATTAAGATTGAAGAAATGGTTAATGTTAACCATATCTATGTGAGCAGTTCACCCGATGGCAGTGTACCTAGCAAGGTCAGACTAGAGTATGTGCCGAGTACAGTGTCTGGTGGCCTTGTCAATGGGACTATTACGGATACGGTCGATGTGTTGTCGCACTTAACTGCACTTCAAGTGCTCAAAAGAGGGGATGTCCATGATATGTCAAAGTCATTCAGAACGGTGCTTAGACTATCTAATCTTTATCGTGAGTTCGGACATGATGTGGTCTGGGAACGCAATAGAGGGCAAGACGACCTCAAGCCCTATTCATCATCTTCTACTTGCATAATCGACCCCTATTCTATGGGGTTTAATGCAGACCGTGATTATTCAGTAGAGGGTGGTTACAGTGTCGAACGAGCAGGACGACACAACATAATACCTTCTTTAGCAGTCATGATGGATATGGAGACCATTGGGGTTCAAAAGCTGAAGCCAACACTAACAGTAGTGGCGTGGAAAGATCGACGTACTCCTTTGCGACCCACACGACGCACAGCCCGACTACCTGTCAAGACTGTTTTCAAGATCGCAACGGGTTCGGCGCTAAATCGTACTCTGCTGAGGAGTCTTAAAGCTATGCCTGGGCAACAGGATTTTCGAAAGTCTGGCGCAGTAATAGCTCCATTGCTGCCGACAGATTCAACGGAGGGACCGTTGATATCTGTGGACACGGTAGCAACTACCGACGATGCTTAACGTGCAGGGTCGACATGCCAGAACAAGTAGGTTTCCGAGGTTTAACTACTTGGTATGGACATGTCACAAAGACCCAAATTCAACCTCGGCCGGACGTTTGGTTACATCAACATGAAAGAGCTAATACTAACGATAGACGAGTGGAAGTGCAGATGTCTTCATCGAATCTACCGGCCACCATTAGTATTGGTGAGTCAGGTCGTGTTAACCTTGTATCGTTCCCGTCCGCGAGTCATGTCTTTTTAGACTTCATAGAAACGATACAATTTGATGGTACAGTAGCTTATTGCTATGAAGGCGTAGTCGTGACTACGTTGATGATACCGACAGTGGATGGTACTGCAGTATTTTATGAGATGAATCAAAGTGTGGTACCTTTGACGACGTCTATAAATGCTGCAATATCCCGACATTTTACGGGCTGTTATGTAGGTTACTGGAACTACTGGGCGTCACCGTACTCGATCGTTCCGATGGGCGAGAACAGAATCGCAAGGCATTCGAGAGATGTTAAGAAATGGTGTTCTGAGTTACCAACGTCGTTGATTAGTGGGGAGCATCACATACACTTTAATGCGTTAGAAGTGTATGAGATGTTACTCTCTGAGGGCATTGAGCTTGCTTGGGTAGTAGATGCTCTACCGGCAGATTCGACCACATCGTTTGCAGCCGGTGTCTTGATGTGGATTGCTATATTGCCTGATGCTCACATTGACATGGTAGTCAGGTCAGGATTACTAGATGTCGAAACAATGAGTGATTTTGGGAAAATTGGGAAGCAAATCAGCATAAGAGCGAAATCCCTGCAAAATTTAGTCCCGTTGGACCTGAAACCTCTATTTGAAATCGATGTGTTAGTTAACCGCATCTTAGGAGAGGTCAACTGGAGACAAGAGTATGAAAACAGGATTAATCCAGATTTAGCGGATCTGAGCTACGTAGATGTGTATAACGAGGCAATGAAGATTTTCACACGTGACGATGCTACGAAGGAAAAACCAGCCTCACTTACATGGGAGAAGTTCTTCAGATCACGTTGGCAGTGGTCGGCCGCTGGCAGTGTTCATAGTCAGTATGAAGAAGATATGGGCTACGTTTCGAAGGAACGGGAACTTAAGAACAAATTCATAGCGCTGAGTACGATGCCTGACTTTCCGCTTTCTCACTTTTTGAATCGTGAACCTGGATTGATGGCGTGGGGTTCAGTTAAGTATGAGTGGAACAAGTTAAGAGCCATATATGGTACTGACCTCACCAGTTACTTGCTAGCCCACTTTGCCTTCTATAACTGTGAAGATACCCTACCAAATGAGTTCCCAGTAGGCCAGAAAGCGCGCACTAATTACGTAAGGGCAAAGGTTTCAGCAATATTGCAGAACAGGTTGCCGATGTGCCTTGACTTTGAAGACTTCAACAGTCAACACAGTATCGGATCAATGCAAGCAGTTATTGAGGCTTACCATAATGCGTATAAAAATGTACTTTCCGACGAACAGAAAGAAGCGATAGTATGGACATATAACAGTTTACATAATATGCGCATAGTTGACAACTTGGGTACACGTCAGACGTACAACGCTAATGGAACTTTATTATCTGGCTGGCGATTAACGACTTTTATTAATAGTGTGCTTAATCATATATATACAACAAAAATTTTAAAAAATACTACTGCAGTTCGACGCTCTGTTCATAACGGAGATGATGTTCTACTTGGTTTAGATAATTGGGCTGACGTGCAGTCTATGTTGAGTCAAGCGAAACAATACAACATAAGAGTTCAGCCGACCAAATGTGCATACGGTGGATTGGCCGAATTTCTCCGCATAGATCATTATGGCGATCAAAGTGGGCAGTACATTACACGGAATATCGCTACGTTAATGCATAGTCGTATTGAATCAAAAAAATCATATAATATAATCGACATGTTGGAAGCCTTGGAAGCGAGGCTGGTGGACTTTATAACGCGTGACGGGCATCCTAGATTTGCAGCGAAGCTTAGGCATGTCTACTACACGCGGAAGAGTGAGGAGTTCAAATTGCCCATAAGCACCTTATATGAGGTCAAAAAGACTCATAGAGTCAATGGTGGCATTGCAGATGGTAACGATGCTAGTGTGCAGAATGATATCAAAAAGGAAGTATCGTATCGTGATGCAACAGTACCCCCGAAGCTGCCGGGAGTGCAAGCATATGCAGAGGAATTAGTGAGCCTACTGCATTTAGAGAAACACTACAAACGAGTTAAGGAGAAATTAGTCGACGCGACGCTGAAAGCAGTTATGCTAACCCGGACCAAGATAGGAATAGTACCTGTCAAGGACCAGAAGCATGCTGTGGTGTTACGTGGAATCTCCGGTGCATACAAGGAAGATGTAAAGCAGACTTCATTCGGTAAAGCCAAGTTAGTTGGCATGGCGCTTGACGTATTATCACAAAGTAATAGGTTAAGTACGTTAGCGGCAGCTCTGGGAAGAGAGATGGAACCGATGAAGATGTTATCCATATGGACTTGAATGTACGACTCAGAACGAGGATCGTTTAAAG